CATCGGAATTATCGGACTTCTTCGCACCGGCTTCGTCAAGCAGATCTATAATGTCAGCAGCTTCATTCATCGTCATTCCTGTAGCCTCAAGATCAGCGATCAGAGCAGTCTCACCTTCGCTGTATGCTCGTCCACCGGAGGCATAATACTCATCTGTGGCGGACAGAGCATTGGGACCAAAAAAAACGCCTTGCGCTATGGTTTTTGTATCCCTCTCCACTGGATATTTTAGATTACCGCTGTTGTCGTATACACCACCTTGAACAAGGCTTACAATACCCATTCCGGTTTTGTAGATCTGAGATCCTCCGGGGAAAAGTCCCTTGACTATTTCAATTGCACCCATACCGGCATCCATAAGCCCTTCTTTGCGTGTTTTGTCACGTTCCTCCTCAGTCGCTCCTTTGGGAAGAATTGCACTATAAATTCCGGGGCCGATATCTTCCCATATCGGACTGAAGTCAAGCATAGGCATCCTGCCTTCTGTAATACCTAACATTTGCCCTACACTTGATATGAATGGCAGATCATCTGCAGCTTCTTTTCCGAAGGCGGCAAGCGAATCGAGAACACCTTCGACACCTTTGAACTCAAGATCGTCACTACTACCGGTACCGTTTAGTATGTTATGTACTATCTCTCGCTGAGACGATCCAAACATAGATGCCACCGTATTCAGCACAATACCGATAATGTCCATTGGCACAGGACTCTTTCCGAGCCATTCTTCAAATCCCATATCCAGAAGCCACGCTGCAACCAGATATGTAATGATCGTTTGCGCAAGTTTAGTTTTCCACTTCTTACCGTGGATCTCCTTCATCTCATGCACGAGATCCTCATGTACAAACGAAAGAGAGTTCTCAATTTCAAGCTGAAACATAGTCGCACCACGGAGGAAGAAGTTTTTACTTTCAAACGCAAGCGGCCTCGCTCCTTTGGTACGGCTTGCCATTATAGCCTGACATAGTCTGTCGGATCGGATGATCGCTTCATCAACAGTCATACCGGAATCAACAAGCTCATAAAACAATGCTCTCTGCATCAAACGTACCGCAATATCATCGGTAGCACCGAACAGACCGCCAAGGAAGTCTTGCCATGTTTCCATCTTTCCTTTTTGCGAGATCTTCATGACACCCTTTTTACCGGTAAGAAAATCAGATCGCTCATCAAAGTTATACAGTTCATTAAGCCGACCGGTTACCATGTCTTCCATTGCACGTATCATATTCTTCGTTCCAGCTATAGATGTACCCATAGGGAGCTGAGAGAAGTTCATAAGAGCCGAGGAAAGATTACCGAGAACAGCACTTCGGGTGTATATTGTCTGGAGAGCTTGTCCGGCATTAAGCGCCGTTCTGCCAAGTAGATGTTCTATTCCTCGATCAAAGGCTGCCTGTTTTCCGGCGAGTACATTTGTGTAATCGTCGAGCCATGTAACAAACTTACCGGCATCACCGGTGAGCTTCGCTTTATTCAGCAGATCCTCACGTTTTTCATCAAGCTCCTGACGTGTAATCTTCCCGGAAAGAAAATCATCCTGTAATTTACCTACCTGCGCCTTGATCTCATCTGTTGAATTTTCTGTGCGGATCAATGTTGAGAATCCTCTGAGCTTCTGGATATCGTCCATGTGATAGATAATGTCGGAAGCATAGTTTAGGTACCCTTCAAATCCCTTGACTGCATCAAAATCTGTGGTGTTTCCTACACGCCTCTGCATAAACGGTGCCCATCTGTGGCCGGGCTTGAATACCTCGGTACGTCCCGCAAGTTGAGCCGGAAGTGCGGTCACCTCGGGATGGAATCCGAAACTTGAAAGGAGTTTTGATATTCCGTTTGTGCTTTCAGGCTGAATATGGGGAAAATAGTTCCGACGGAAGGAAACAGGATCATATCCGTGACTCACCAGCATATCATTGATACCGTCGAACAGCATATTGTACATCTGGCGCATATTATCGGAGATCATAAGTCTGCGGCGAATCTCACGATCCACATAGCTATCCCTCTCAGCCTGAGCTTCAGCACTGCCATCACCCTTCTTTATGTGTTCTACGGCATATTCATCAAGCTCAGTCTTGATATTCCACAGCACATCCTCCGGAGAAGTCTCCTCAACCATCTTACGGAGTTCTTTGATTTCTTTTTTGGAAAATTCCCCGGATTTGTATGCGGTTTCGTTGTCACGAAGCCGGCTCACCTCATCCCTGGCACTTTCCCATGCCTCTTCCGTAAGTTTTTTCATATCTCCGTTTGAGATGCTTTCCGGTGTTTCCTTGTGCTTTACTCGTGCCTTTTCCTTCAGTTCGGCTGTTCGGGTTTCTACCAGTTCCTTGGTGTATGCGGCGGCGAGATCTTTTTCAAGAGCTTCCCAGAATGAATCGGATATTACATCATATTTCAGACGTTCCATGTGGCCGAGAGTTTCTCTGTGAAGAAGCTCGGCTGTGACATCCTTAAACTTATTTCTGCGTAGTCCCGCATATTCCCAATAACCGCGCCCTTCGTTCCGAGCTTCGATCTCACCCTTGTCATACAGTTCGAGAGTAGCACCGGATTCACCGAGCCTTTGAACGTGCCCCGATTCAAATTTCGATATCTTACCGAACCTTGAATTAAAGTCCTTCAAAAGACGGTTTATAAACCGGATTCTCTCAGCTTCATTCCTGTGTATCGGGTAGATCAGCTCATCCGCAAGCTTACCTCCGAGGGTATCACCGAAAGCATATCTCATAGCCCTCTCCGGGGTAAGAAGATTCAGCTTCGGTGTGCCGAACCAGCCGATCTTCATTATGGAGTTCTTTCCAATCATCTCTTTGAGGCTGTTACGGTATTCCTCTGCAGTCCTTGCACGGAATTTCTGTATATTTTTGCTCTGTGAGATCTCGCTTTGATAGGCCTTCCACAAATTAGCAAACCTCATGATCTTGGCAGAATCAAATTCCTGAGGTATCTCGGATGGCAGTCTGTTTCCTTCGGCAATATCCTTTGCAATCTTCTTTTCTCCCGGAGCAAGTTTTTGAGCCATCCGTCTGGCTTCACGTTCAAGCCGGTCTCTCCTTACTGCTGACATTCTGAACTCAGCAGCAGTACCGTATTTCGAAGTGATTGGACTATCGATCATAACAGAAAGATTACGGAGTGCCGTGGAATGTTCACCTGCTGAGAGAGCACGAAGTGATCTGTATAGATCTGCAAGATAATGAACGTCATCAGAATCGGATTCTATGTATCCCTCGACAGCCAACTTTTCTGCCGCCGAAATAGAACCCTTATCCATATGACTTTCCTGCTTTTTGATCTCTCGGTTAAGGAACGCAATCTTTGAAGCAATTGCCTCTCGTTCTGTCTTTCCGGTAAGAGAATCTGTTGCGGCGAGGATATTCAGTGCCAGCTCCTTTGCCGGCGCACCGTATTCAAACCAAAACCGAGCATCACCGAGTGCGGTATTCTTGGAATCAAGGTACCAGTCATACATATACGGCTCGTCAAGATCTACCTCGCTGAGATCTTCCACGAAATCCAAAATCTTTCCTTCGGTTTCATTCCAATATTTTTCCCGATCCGTGCGGAGTTCTTCAAGTTTTTTCTCATAACGCTCAATCCTTTTTCGAGCCTCTGAAATCAGTTCTTCTGTCTCACTGTCTCGGCTTTGCTTTGCTGCCTCAAGATCAGCCTCTGCACGTTCAAGCCTGTCCTCATAAAGCTCAATATCATTTGCAAAGGAACCGTCTGTCTTATCTTGATCAACAAGCATTTTGTAGATGTACTGTGAATCCTTAGACATTGGATAAAGGCCACGGGCAATCTGTCCCGCATATTTTGAGATCTCATTCGTACGGCTTGCAATTACACCGTTATCGTCCACAATACGGAGTATCGTCCGTGTAGCAACATCTCGCTTTGCGGCTTCTACCTCAAGTTCTCCTTCAAACTCCTCGTAATTTTCCGCACCGTACTTGGTATTCCGAACAAGAGAGTCACTCTTTTGGATAACGGATGCAAGAGCAGAATTCTGTCTCTCGGCATCTGCTTCCATGATCGCATTGAACACTTCCTCACTGAGATTCTCACCGGGACCGTAGGCAAATGCTTCGTCCTCTGCGGTGATCTCTCCGGTGTTACCGCGAACGAAATAGTATTCTTCACCGGCTCTCCTTGCCTCCTCTGCAGCTTCAAATAGAGCCTCATTTCGATCCTGCACTGAGGCAACCTGTTTTCCGGAAGATTCTGCAAGAATGTATTCAGCCTCAATGCGAGCTTCTTCAGCTTCGGTAAGAGCTTCCGCAACATCGTACATCTCTGTTTCAAGTTCCTCGGAGATCGCTTCTTGAATAACATATTCAATACCATCAAGCGCAAGATCACCTCTCGCAAGGCTTATCTCTTTTCTTTGCTGTTCTGCAAGAAGCAGAGCTTCACTCTGAGAACCAAGCGCACGTTCTTCCGAAGCACGTCGGGCTTCCTCGACAATATCCCTATAAACGTCCACCTGATCCTCATAGAATCCCTCGGACTTTGCGGCGTATTCCTCCGGGGACAGCCTGCCGGCATAAGGAGCGAAGCGAGGTTCGGAGTCATAGGTCATCCATTCTCCGGTTTTGCTGTTTCTCCAAAGTCCGAGATCTTCCCAGATAGCAGCAGAACCGTTTCCGGCATCTTCCATTCTCTCAGCTTCGGCAATAACATCTCCGAACACATCGGGATCCGCAACGGTGCCGTTCCTGCGGCCGTCGTTCACCTCGGGCTCTTCTCTGTATCTCTCGATCTCGGCAGTGTCGTTGTCCTTCATCCACCGTCCCGTCTCGGAATCCTTCCACATACCGACAGCATCGTAGATCTCATCCTCGGTATATCCCTCGGATTTCATACGTTCGGCTTCTGCAACGGTATCTGCATCAAGACTTCCGGCAGAACGAGAGAAGGAAAACTGCTTGACACCGTCGGGATCTTGTGGTATACTTTTAGCAAAGGGTGACTTGTTTAATACTGACGGCACACGGATGCCTGAAGTCAATTGCAAGTTGCCCTTTAACTTTTCAAGATCAAAAACGACGTTATCTTTATTTTTTAGCAATTTTGTTATTCTTTCCTGCGAGTCCGGAGGATACAGTGTGACGAGAATGTTATATGTTCCTTGATCGTATCCGTTGAGGTGCTGCTCTCCTTTGAAGTTATCGAATTCCACTACAGCAAATACATTCTTGCTGTCAGTGGTTTTGTGTTTTATGATCTCTACAAACCTATCGGTACTTGCTTCATATACGATATGAGCCGGATCATCCATCTTTTTTATGATCTCAACTATATCATCAATCTCGAGTTCATGGGCTTTGCCACGCCCGTTCCATTCATCTTTTTTAGCGAGAGCTTGTCTAACCTTTTCGACTTGAATGGCGACCGGCCTGTCCTCTGCAATTTTGTTCAATTCTGTAGCATCAAAAATCCCTTCGCGTTTTGCCATCTCTTTGACAGCTTCAAGAAGAAGATCAGGAGTGTTTATGCGGACAGGAAAGTATGTACCGTTGTCAAACTCTCCTTTTTTTGCGAGCTCAAGCAACTCACTCAGGTCTTGTTCTGTGAGTGTAGCAGGATCTCTTCTGTCTCCTTTTTGGGGAAGAGAAAATTGCGAGGATTTGTTTTGTGAACCAGCACTTCCGGAACCCTTTCTACTCCTCTTCACATCCCTCAGCGCTCCTGCAAGCATCCTCCTCGCACGGTCGATCCTGCGGGTGTCCTCGTTTATTATGCCGATCTTCTCAAGGAATGTCACGATGAAGTCAAGTATCTTCTGCATGAGTGAAGGATTCTCTTCGCAGATCCGTCCGAGATCTTCCGAGTTTCCGAGCACGTGTTCCTGGGTGAACTGTGCAACGATCTCTGCATCGGCGCCGACAGTGCTCAGCTTCTTTCCGTGACGTGCATACAGCTCAGTTACCTCGGCTCTGAGCGTGGTGAGATCCTTGCCGGTGATCCTCTGCATCTCACGCAGTGCAAGTTCCTTGTACTGATTCCAGAAGCCCGCACGTTCCGCATGATGCGACAGCTCGTGAGCGAATACCACCGCAATGGGATCGTATGCATTCCTGTTCAGATAGATCGTGCCGTTCTCGTAGTATCCGTCACCACCCACATCGGGATCCCATGAGCCAAATACGATGGATACCCCGAACTCCTCGGCAACTCTCTCAAAAGCGGCAACGTCCTCCGGGGAAATATCATTTGCCTCAGCAGATTCTCTCGTTTCCCGTACCCGCTCCTCGGGAGAAGTGACTCTTGAATCGGAATAATATGGAGTGTTGACAGATCCGTCCGGATGTGATATACTGATATCGGAGACGTTTGACCCATTGTATTCGGTAGACCGGTACCGGCCATCGGGGATGTCTCCGTTAAAAGTGGCAGTGTTGGGTCCATCGTATCCTTCTCCGGTCAGTCGGGCGGTGTTTCCACCTGCCGTTTTTCTCTTTTCGGAGATATTTGTAGGCTCAAGGTTAATTATATCATAAAGAACCATTCCGCCACCTTTCTTGTTACCCACAAGAACATCGGCAGTATAATCGGATCCTCCGACTCTGATCTGTACCTTGCCACGGCCGAAGCTCTCTATATCATCCCGTCTTGGGTGAAGCGGAGCCTCGTTTACGTAATCCGTAGTAGCCTTCAGTATTTCGTCAACATTATCGGTGGAACGGAGCTTGTCCGCATACACCTCCGGAGATTCCTTAGAGATCATGTCGCTGTAGTCACTACCCACGATCTCACCACGGCTCTTACCTGTAATCTGAATATGACTGTTCCCCACGGTAACACCGTCGGGGAATTTTTCTTTCAGATTCCGTTTTACAGTTTTTCTCCATTCATTTTCGGGAACTCCTGCAAGAATATCCTCTTCAATGGTGACGAAAGGAGTGTTATTTCTGTCATACGATATACTGTACTGCCGTCCTGCATCAGCATCCACATCACCTTCACCGTTCAGCACATCCGCATATGTACGGTTCCTCTCGGCAACGGAAGATTCGGGGGAATATATAAGATCACGTGCGGCATCGGAGTATGTTTCGTCATACTTCCGGCTCTCAGGATTCAGCTTCTTTGACTCACTTCTGGTAAACTCACCACCCTCAATGATCTCCGAGAACCTTGCGGCAACATCTTCGGCAGTACGTGAATCCATTCCTCTGTCCACAAGTGCAGAAGTCATGTCTGCTGTGTTGTGGTACACACGTGCATCGTTTACCGCATAGGCAAGGCGTCCAACGTTTTTCGCAGTGGGATCTTTCTGTACATTGGCAATAGCCTCACCGAGCTTTGCCGCCATTAGGGGATCAAGTCCGTCAAGAGCACCGGTGGCAAGCTCGATCACCGAAGAAGTCATACCTCCGCTAATGATACGTGCTCCTTCATCCTTATAGGATCTGATACGGGATATTGAATCGGGTATAGCGTTAGTTCCACCCTCCATCACGCCACCGGAGATACCGCCGAGCAGAGCCGAGTATACGACCTCGCTCCACTCTACGTCTGAAAGTCCGTTTGATTCTCCGAGGGCGATATTTCGGATGATAGTCTGCTCAAGGATGGATTGAATTCCTTCTTCTCCTGCTTCCGACAGAGACGAAAGACCGACATTTACGGCTATCCTTCCCGCAGCATTATCAATACCCTTGACCATGTTTGAGATGCCCTTCGTAGGTAATCCTCCAAGCTTCGATATACCTCCGAGAGCCTTTTCAAGCGCCACCTCCGATATTCCCGTAAGAAGTCCGTAAGAGGCAGATTGCTCCTTCGTATATCCGAGCTGTCTCATCTGAGCATATCCGTTACCTGCAGCGGATGCTCCCATAAGCGTTGTTCCGGCAGCAGCACCAAGAGTAGGATTTATAAAGCCGAGGCCTATCGATGTGATAACTGATGGTAATTGGTTAGTAGTTGTGTTTATTACATCATAGAAGAATCCGCTAACCTTACCCATATCTTTGCGTATCTCTCCTGATGCAAGCTGAGCAGATGACGGAGTAAGAGCATATTCTTCATCGAAAAGGGAACGAATTCCACCGGAGAATTGATCTGCACCGGCTTCTGCGGCAAACAGGAGCTTTTCTAAAGTTGTATCGGTTTCGCCTACGATCCTACCGGCATGACGAGCATTAAGTGTGTACTGTAGAGCGTCAAGATATTTCTGTGCCTCCGATTCGCCTGATGTGTTATAGAGATAGTTGTACATGGCTATCTCGTCATCAGTCATCATGTCATAATTGCGGTCTTTGTAGTAATTTATAGCTGAGCTGTCGTTTTCAAGCTTACTATTATATTTCTTCCTGCCATTCTCATCATATCTTGAATGCTTCTTTGAGTTTATGAGAAAATACATTCCTTTGGCGCCGTCTGTGTAATAAGTACTCTTCTCAGCAAAATCAGCATTCCTGCGAAACTTCTCATACCCGGCAAGCGCCTGAGTGTCTTTTGCCTGCTTGAGGTACATTCGCTTTTCGTTTATGTAGCTGTTGATATCATCGCCGTAATCACCGAGAGCATCTCTCTGTATATACAAAGCCTCAAGCTCGCCTCTCACAGTTTGAATATCCATGATAGCACCGCCGTTATCGGGATCTATGGAGAGTATGTCCTCAAGCTCTGCGAGCTTTTCTTCCTTGCGTTTGATTTTATCCGTGAATTTCGTATAGTGGTTACTGATGGACTCCAGCTCATCGATCTCCTTCTGTCCCGCCTCAACATCAAATGTCCTGTATCCCTCGTAGGCATCATAAGCCTTCAGCCATTCATATTCTTCATTTATCCCCGGAATCATATATTCAGAAGTCCGTTTTTTTAGATCAGCCTCAGCAGATGCCCTCTCCTCATCGGACATGTTTCCGTATTTTTGATAGTATTTTGCCTGTCTCAGAGCATCGTCATACTTTTCTCTCGTATCTATCCCTTCGGGAAGGGTATACGTGCCTATTCTCTCTTCATATATCCCGTCAAGAGTATCAAGGAGCTCCAGCCCCTTTTTCATGGTATCGCCGTCGAGCACCTTCGAGGTCTCAAATACACGGCGGTACATATCCATCTTTTCTTTTGCACCGTTCCTTGAATCACTGTACTTTTGTCCTTTGGTGAATCCATCTGTGTCATTGTCAATGGCTGTGATGGCATCGCTTTGTTCTTTTATAAATCTATCAAAGGAGGTGGTGATAAGGGCAACACCGGAATTTCCACCTATATCTTTTAGCAGATCTGTTGTGGAAGCAGGTGAAGGAGAAACCGTTAAAGTTTCTCCTTCATTATCAAAAGAATCAGCACTCGGCACCTGTATACCCACATTTCGAAGAAGTCTGTTTCTTATTTTCGCAGGGTTTGTTTTCATATCCTTATCCTTTCTGCAGATATTTGTCGGCGATCTTGTGGAGGTAATCATCATAGCTTACGGCGTTCCATTTATCAAGCACAAACTTGCGGGAATAATCCTTCAAGGTTGACCATCTGTCGGGAGGAATAACGGTCTGTACGATTCCAAGATCGTCGAGAACTTCAACAAGTATATCATAGAACTCTTTTCCGGTTGAAGTATCATCATCCTTAGATTCAGTGCCGTTATCATCGGTGATTTCCCCGGCATAATACACATCAATAGGATCCATGCCGTAAACGTTTCTGCAATAATCCCATACAGATGCATCCCAGTAATTTGCTCCGAGACTTACCTTTATAGCCATAATGCTATGATCCGAATCCGTGTAACCGAATGAGTCTGTATCGCTTACGCCCGATCCGGAGCTGAGACTCTTATTTTGGATATTCTTTGCATAGCTTGTGTCAACACCAAGAGCATCATATCCCGAATAGTCACCTAAAGCGCCCTTTCTTTCTGCCTCTGTCCACTTATCCTGTTCAAGGATCTTCGTGAGATCGATGTTCGGATCTATCATCTTCAGGTATCTTACATCTCCGGTGTTCTGATACATCGTCATGTAATACTCGGCATCTTCACGGTCTCTGTTGCTTTCAAGGTAACTCGTATCGAACTCAAGAGCTGAAAGCCCCGAATAATCACCGTACTGAGCTTTGATAAGTGCATCCTCCAGGAGCGTATCCTTCTCAATTTTGGATGTGTCGACTCCCATACCTTTAAGTCCGGAAAGATCTCCGTACTCAGCCAAAGTACCCGCATATGAAAGATCGTTATTCTTCACACCGAGAAGTGTATTAAGATCAGCTCTATCCCTCTCTGCATCTGCGGCATACTGATTATATTCCATCTCATACAGCTCGGGGATCTTGTCCGCCAGAGCACCTGCGTACTGATTCTGTTGTGCAGCGGTAGCAGTCACAGCATAAGATGAGGGAACACCTCCGGTTCTTGCAGATACCTTTGAAAGTGTGTCCTTCGCCGCAAGATCGCCCTCTCTCTTGTACTGTTTAGCATACGCCTGATAAATAGGGCTCTCGGTACCGGAGAATTCAAAGGGCTCTCGATTTACCACCTTGCCGAGCAGATATTCCTGACTCTTTCCATAATCTCCCGGAGTGACCTCTTTCCCCTTGTACGGATCCATTGCAGCCTCAGGAGACCACCCGGCAGTAAACTTCATCATTGTCGATACATCGGAAAGATTCATCTTCCCATCGCCGTTGGCATCTACCTGCTTTGACTTATCTCCCGATGCAAGACCACGAAGCATGTTTGCGGAATCCGTAAGATTATATTTATTTTTCTTGGTCGCAACCGCCATATATTTCTCCTTTCGTTTATTATTTTCCCGAACCAACCGAGGACTCGATGGCAATATACGAGAGCTGCCACTCTCCCACACCTTCGATCTTCAAGGTAAAGTGATCGCACCTCCGAACAGATACCGGAAGACTCACGGACGTCTTCACGCCGTCCTCTCCGCCATCGATCACACCGCCTGGAACGTCTATAAATTCCCCTTCGGAATCGTATTTGATCATCAGCTTTACTCGGGCACCGTCGGCAATACGGAATCGCATTTGTACTACGTGAGGATATTTTCGATCGGCAGTATCGAAAGTATAATCAGTAAAGATAAGCGACGATACAAAATCCTCTTCGGGTACAGCACATTCGGGAATAAATCTTGACGGAGGATCACCCACGGAGTAAAGACTTCCGTAATTGTCCGTGGCCCACAGAACAGTATTGCCGGTGAAGGACTTCACATAAAGGTCATCCTCCTTGTACCATACACCGTATGTGGTATCATAGCAGTACAGCTCAGCAGAGCTGGATCCACCGTTACGGAAACAAACGTAGTATCTGATACCGTCGGATCCACCGATGGCATAAGCCTTGTCGATCTTCCCGAGTTCAGCTCCGATAGATCTTACAACTCCGCCGGAATAGTACATTACTCCTGCAGACGATACCCAGAAGAGATAACCCGATACTTCCGCAACACTTTTCCCACCTCCGGGCATTATACCGAAACATGGTGTTTCATTAAGCGTATATACACCGGGGTAATCACCGAGCACCTTAAAAAGAGCATTCTCTTTGAAAAATATCGGTGTACCGCCATAGTTCACGCATCCGGTGAAATCTCCCTCTCCGAGAGCATCTACCTGCCAGGAGTCGGCAGCAGTACCTTCAAGCGTATTCCAGTTGAAAGGATCTCCGTCAGCAGATGCGGCAATGCGTTTACCTCCGCAGGCCCAGAGACGGTTTCCGACACTCATTACGTAACGAAGTCCTTCAGGCTTTTTTCTTTCAATGGTACAATCCCTACTTTCAGAGGCTGTATCTCCTAAAGTGAAAGTGTTCTCGTAGAACATCATGGATTTTCCATCTTCACTTATCTCTTGTACGACAGCAATAACACCATCATTATATCTTGATCCCTTGAATACCACACAATCACCAACGTTAAACGGGAACGCTTCACCCTTTGTCTTTACAGTATTGGCTTTTGCTTCGATATCATATAGGGTACCGTCCAGGAACTCAATAGTCGGTCCACCATTAAGGGGACCAGGCGCATAGTACACCTCATCGATATACCGTACCTTTCCCGTTACAAGGTTATATACGGTACCCGACGGGAAGATCACGAGATAATTGTTCATCACCGTGAACGTGTTCTCCACATACGCACTGTCCGCGAGATCTGTTATGTATTCCGGACGAGGATCCTCTGCGGAAAGATCCGTCTTGTAGAGTTTTGCCGGCATCGTGATATCAGTATGAAACGCAACGGTAAAAAGAATATCCTCGTATATGTGGTTGTAGGCACCGGAGTAACCTGTGTCAAACTTGTCACAAAGATCTATCATCCACCTCTTTGGCCGTGTAGATACTGCGGGATAATACCGAGAAGAAAGATTCCACGAATCAAGGATCACGCCGTCACCGGCAAAGGGATTGCGATTTATCCCACGGAACGATTCCTGACCTCTCCGGCGTATACCGTCACTGTACCTTATTCTCGGTAGCACCGGGTACCACCTCCTTTCTCATCCGTTCTAAGTTCTCGTGAAGATGCTCAACGGCATCGGTGAGAATGTTCAACTTATCCTCAAGCTCTGCGATTCTTTCTTCATGAGATAGATCTGATCTACCGGAGATCTTCTCATACCTCATTATTTCCACCCCGCAATACGCTTCATGAGCGCTGACACATCAGAGAGTGTCACATACCCGTCGCCGTTCAGATCAGCTTCGATCTCGTCGATCTGTGCACCATTCCATCCTGCAATATGCTTCAGCATCGCCGATGCATCGGAGAGCGATATCCTGCCGTCGCCGTCGGTATCTCCGGGGATGTACTCAATGCCGAGAGTTTTGATGATCCCTCTTGCAATGGCGCCACCCATGCGTACTCTCTCAGGCTCCGTGTCGACTATGGCGATATCCTTAGCATTGTCAATGAATGCACATTCCACGATCACCGCAGGTGCGAATGTCTCACGGATGAATCCGTAATAGTCGTACCCGTTGTACATACGTGTCTTTGCGCCTCGGGAATTCTGCCCCAGCCGCTCGATCTCGCGAAGCACATTCTCCGCAAGAGTCTTTGATAGCCCACCTCCGCTGTAGTAGTATGCCTCAGCTCCGTCACCGCCGCCTGCATTATTGTGAATATCGATGGCGAGATCCGGACCGTACTCGTTGCACTCACGGATCTCCTCGGTGAGAGTGTCGCTCTCGTCGGTAGTGCGGCTCATTCGCACGTCGATGCCGTGACGGATGAGCTGTGTGTAACAAGCCAACGAAATGGAAAGGTTGAGGTCAGATTCTCTGAGTCCGTTCCCCACTGCGCCCGGATCGCTTCCTCCGTGACCTACGCCTATAAATACTTTCTTTGCCATGTTTACTCCTCCTTTACTTCGGGAAGTCCTTCAATGCTCATAAGCATACTGAGTACACCCGCAAGGATCGATGCCGATGCTACGGCGATCCAGTCTACCTCCGACATAACTGCTGCCGTACCGATGGTTGCAATAGCGGTCTGCGCCACTGTTTTGAGTGCTCTCACCGCCGCTGCCTTCAGCCACTTTTTTGTAAATACTTTTTTCATATGTATCTCCTTTCTGTCATCAAGTGATGACCTCCCATGACAGGACCTCCTTGTATATCTTGTCGATGAATGAATTACCCTTCAGTGCCTTGTATGCCTCGTAGAGCATGATGAAGTTTTCAAGTTCGTACTGTCTGATTTTTTCATGCTCCCTGTTGTGGTAGTATATGCGGAGCATCTCCGAGCGGAGCTGGCACCGTGTACCGTCAGCGATCTTTCGAACACTGACGATCACCGGCACTATCACTCCGAGAAGCACTC